CTTTTTCCCAAGATCATGGTGGTTAGAATCCACTCAACTATTTTGCTCCCAAGACACGGTTCTCTGAACCGTACGAGGGTGTATGATGGTTATGCTGGATCGACCCTCCATGGTCGTCCGTCCCTTTGCGCTGGTCAGTGTCAAATTAAGACACCTCTAGTCCAGCCCGGTACAGCACCCTCCCTTTTTGGATTACCAGTCGTCGCCTACATCATCTGTCTCCCCTAGGGCAGCAACGTGAGTTGCCACCTTCGGTTGTACATCGCCACGGGCGAGTACAAGTTTCCGGGCTTTAGCCCAGTCACGGTAGAGTTTCGACATATTAAACGCCGGAGTATCCACGATATTTCGGAAGGTACAGTCCTTGGCCAGAGGAGGAAGTCCACCTGCTTTTGACAGGAGTGCGAGAATTCTCTCTGCATACTCCGCCACCCGATTTAACGAGCGACGTTTCCACTTCCACCAGGCATCTTCTAAGGTGTCCGCAAACTCTTCTACCTCATGCTCAAAGAGCACAGTCTCTTGGTACGCTCTGGTGTGCAATTCCATAGTTGTAGGGTCCCGTAACGGCCATTTGGCCACGACGAGCCGCTTACGCGCCTTAATAAGGTCACGCAACTTGGTGATTACACCTTCCGTGTATATTTCTATCCACGGCTTTGCATTTACCATTCCGTCATCGGTCGAAGACCAACTTCGGTTTGGGCCATGCGCCCAAAGCCATGCCGCAAGATCTGCGAATGACCACTTATTAGAGTGGAGAGGGTGCGTTAGGTATACCATCAGTACTCTCACTCGCCTGGGCATGTTTTCCCAGGTCCGATCAAGGCCAGTGGCACCCTTAAAACCTACTCCCAACGCGCGTACAAAGTTTGCTATTGTACCGCCGGGATACCAGGCAAGCAGCATTGAAGCAACAGACATGCTAGTCTGTGCAGCCGACCAGAACTTCAGAGGAAGTCCTGATACGTCTTCTCCTTTTACAAAGAGTCTCTTTGCGAACTCACAAGTTTTCCCGGACGATATCAACGATTTGGCTAAGCCGATTTCGACTCCAAACCATTCACAAATCTTTCGGTAGCGTTGAGCTACACGATCGTCGGCGATGATTATATCATCACCTAAGACCGCATAGAGGTCAAACCATCCTACCTTCCCTTCCATGAATGCAGCCCATTGGACCATCGCATGATGAGTCAATGCTAGCATAGCCCATGAAGAATAGGCTCCCATCGGCTGCCCTTGCGCATAGCGTATAGGGAAGTGTCCGGTTCCACGAGAGGTATTCAAAGGTTCACCAGCCGCATTGTGCGGACGGATCCCCTCCGGTACATCATGGCATAGTCCAAAGAACCAGTAGGCTCTTCCAACTATGAGTTTCTTCCAGGCCACTGCTAGTCTTACACTGAACATCACACTCAGAATCATCTGTTGTGCTTTGATACTCAGACAGTCTGTTGCCGCCTTCAGGTCATAAGAGTAAATGACAACATCGGGCCCCACCTTCTTTAGGAGACGCTCGACCGGCCGAAGCTGATCAAACGTACCATCCGTCGGCAGTTTCCTTAATATCGCAAATACCTCATCGTGAAGTGGTTTCAGCATGTGCTGAGTCCAATAGTCAACGAGGGCGATTATCCGCACTTTTCCAGCTGGTTCAGGGAGTCCAACAAGACGTCCGCTGAAGGAACTGGCAGACCCATGGTAGGCAGCAGCCTCCTTGGGTGCCAGAGTCTTCATTAGATTAGCCTTATCTACTATCCGCTGCATATCCTCGCGAAGGATGCACAACTGAGTTCGATCAAGTACATGCTTAGCATATACCCAGAAGGAGTTCCCAAAATCGCCTTGAAGCCACCGGCTAGCAGAGCTTGCCCGTGTTGCGAAGGACGTATAGTATTTATTCGTCTTCTCGCCCTCTGTATTGGTTATCTCTAACTTAACAGAGTCTGCCGAGGCAGACAACCTTGGGTCATATCGTTTCGGTGCCAGTGAGAAATGGACAGCTTTACCAAAGCCTCCACGCTCACCTTCGGGAACCCATTTGGCTACTTTCTCAAGAAGAGGTAACCAGTGATGAGTCAGGAAATACCAGAACTTCCGAACCGCCGAAGGCGGTATAGGACTCTTTCGGGACACGATGTCCGTAAAAGAGGGTTTTCCAACATACTCGATTACTCGGTATGTCCCCAGAAGGGTCAACCACAGCCGAAGTACATCAGTCCGTCCTGCCCGAATTAGAGACCTCGCAAAGCGAGGAATCCAACGTGGGATTCCGTCATGACATACAGCGACCGCAGTCTTCCCGACTGCCCGCGAACTTGCTCTAAACTTCGTCCCAGGAAGGGCCTGCATAAGCAGGACCTGACTAGTTTTCAAGTAAAGAGTAAGACCTTTCAGTCCGCTTCTTCGTCCAATCTGGATACAAATCACAGTGAAGACTGTAGTTTGAATAACAGCGCTTCGGGACACATAACCTAGTACAAGTCGACACCATGCTATGCACGGTGCGATCCAGTACTTCCGACTTTTTACGGTCGGACGCCAACGTTTTGTGGGCAATCTAACCCGAGAATTCTTCATTCTCATAATATTAAACAAGATGTTAATCATTGCGTTATATAAGAGTTTGAGGCCTCGGGCCGAGAGCACACTTGACGTCTTCGGTTTCCCCCTCCTTGACTCTCCGAAGAGAGGATCAGAGGGGGGCCGCAGGCGCTGACTGGTCGTCAGACGGGTGTGAACCGTTGCACGTGTTCCTCCCACTACGAAGATTCCTCACTTACAGGATCCCAACTTATTTCTAAGAATTTCACCTGCCGAGCGAATATCGCATGATTGGTACGTGCTGCCTTTACAGACAAGAACACTAAGCTTCTTGGGGTCTAATCCTCCCAGCATAACGCCGGAAAGGAACGACTCACCCTCCCTCAAGGAGGTTTTCCGTCCATTTCTGGACACCCATTGGCTTTCGTTTCAAGACCTGCATTAGCACCATTAGGTATGTAGGCCATGGCTGGTTAGATAATCCACTCATCATGCAATTAAGCACAATAAGAAGAGAACCCTTCCTTGATGGTTTTCCATCAGAAGACTGATCTTCTGTCGGGCCTTTCGGC